GGAGGAAGTAGTGCTAAGGCAAATGCCCTACTTCCTGCGGGACAGACCCGCTACCTCCTAACTTTCAGAAGAAAGAAGGAGCTCCAGGAGCCCTTGCCAGGGCTCCAAAGATGATCGGGAGAACCGACCATCTCCGTCGGCGCCGAATCAATCCCAAAAGGGAATTGATTTGGAACGACGCCTACGTCTGAGAACCTCTCCCTGAAATGGACGACGACTTATTAAGTCGACGTTATTCAAGGCCCTGTTATCAATAGGGCTTTGAGGATCGGGAGGTTTCAGACGGTTATGCGCGTAACCCCCTAAGAATGCTAATTCCCACCCAGAAGGGTTGAAATCAGCATAACCAGCTTTAATAGCTGTGGGGGGGTCTCCAGGCACGACTTGCGCCGTGCTTTCGGGATAAATACAAGAGTATTTATACCAACCTTCGGAGGTAAAGCGCAATGGCGACCGAGAACAAGGGACCTTGAATCCAGCATCATCAGCTTCAGAGAAAGGGATAGGTAAAAACCTAGCCCAGCCTCTTAAAAGTTGAAGAGTACGGACCAAAGGAACGCGGTTCTCGGCCGACCATCTTGCTAGACGATTAAAGGCGGAGTACACGTCTTGAGAGGTCTCAAGGGTTTCAATGAAAACTGGGCGGATATTGCTACCCTCCCAGTAATCGAAACCACAAGACTCACGGAACGGGCCAGAGTTGAACGATTTGCCATCGTTCACAGTAAAGCCGAGTCGATTTAGCAGTCTGATAACAGTGAAGTAGCAGTCCTCGCGGACTACTATATCGTCACCGAAAACAGCTGCATTATGTAACTCGGTTCCCATCAGAGGGGTGATACCCTTTGATAGGTAGACGGCCCGTACCGCTCCCGCAAATATGGCTGTTTCTAAGGGAAAGGTAAAACCATTACCCATAGTAGAAACCATATTGAGCAACTCCTCACGCTTGTCTGGCAGACAAGTCGTAGGTGACCGAAATATACGGATATATTTCATCACCGAGGGTGGCAAAAGCCACTCGCAGAGGGTCGTTGCTATGCTGTCAGACGCAGATGAGAGGTCAATAGTACCAAAGGTACCATGTAGACTTCCGATTCTGCATAGGCTTCTATTGTAGTCGGGTTGCTTCGCAAGGTCAATAGACCAACGATTTAACCGTTCTTCAATAAAGGCCCCGAGTCCTTGCTGAAATAACATATTCAGTAGGGGTTCGGTACAGCAGGTACGCGAGATCTCGGAGTTTTTCGGAACTGTGAAAAAAGAGTTCCCCTGAATCTGTCGCGCGCGGAAGGACTTTTCCCAATGCATATAAGCATCGGTCCAAGTCTCCGACCTAGCGACAGCTGCCCGAAAAAGGGCCAGGACATAAGGATCCGTATAAGAGTGATCAGAGTCCCACATTTTAGTATACCAATTTGTGGAATTAGCCAACCTACTCGAACCGGGTCCGGCTGTGAGGTGATCCGCCAAAAAAGCAAAGTCACATCCATCGCCGTTTGAATCGTTGTCGAGTAACTTCCATACTTCGTCTCTCACGAGAGAAAGTAGAAAGGACATACTCTCATCATCCCCTGAGTTGGGGGGAACAAATGAAATGGACCTATTAAGAGCGAGGAATTTATCCCTCGCTCTCAAGACAGCCATTTCAGTCTGGCCCTCGGGGGCAAGCTTTTTGAAAAGCCCTCCGAGAAGATGGACTGAGGCCGCCTCCCGAGTCGAATTTGACTCGGAAAGCATATCAGTTCTAACAATCGAAGCAAGATCTCTCTCTAGAGACAGCTTTACCATCGCGTAATCACGCATAGGAGCTCCAGCAGGGAATTACCCTGTTTCTAGTTAACGTGTTGCCACGTAAACTACGATCGACCAGAAGAGCACGAGGCAAAGAGCGACAAGTCGCCTTTCACCATTCGGTGATTTGGTACCCATAAGGATTCCAATCGTCAAAAGGGCTTCACAAAACGCCCAGAATGACAGTATCACCGATTCCGGAAGTCGCCTGAGCGACAGAGCCGAAATGCATACTCAACGCGGCACGGACATTCGCTGAGTCAGCGAGATCCGAACCAGCCGGTACTTCGATAATCGTGGTAACGATCATGTTAGCAATCGGCTGGCCTGCCAAAGGAGTCACACCCTTACGGGTGATCACCTTATACGTGTTCCGAGGGACACGAGCGATAAGGCCGGTCGTCGGGTTCGGCTTACCAAGACCTTGATAGACCTTGGGCCGAAACATCGACGTTGTGAAAGGCGAACTTACAGAACTGGCAGTTACGCCAGTCTGGGTTCCCCCGAGAGCTGTGACGGCATACTGCTTCGCAGTAGCATCAGGCGGCGTATCAGCCGCGACGGTGTACGTCGGAGAAGTGAGACCAGTTTGGGCAGCCCCTGTTACCGGGGTAGTGAGAGTGAACGACATAGTCGTCCTTTCATTGGTTGATTTTAAACGAAATCATCTAGCAACAAACTAGACACTCTTCATTTTGCTCCGCCATAGTGCGATCATATTCAAATACTGTGTAGGCTTTCCAGGAATGGAAAGCTGAAACGGCACTGAAGGGATGGTCGCAGATACATTGGAACGAGTGAAGGTCCTTCTGGTGGTTGTAACGCTACCGGGTGTGCCTAAAATCGAATTAGAGATTCCAGGTTGAGACGAAGGAAATAGGCAGTAATAAATCGTCCGTTGCGAATTTATCGCATGAGACGATGAAAAACAGCCTGTCACCGCCGACTGACTCTGGCATCCAGTTTCGATCACCGTGCCGAGATTAGTAAAATAATCTACTAAAAAAGACCAGGGGGCTAGTTCATAAAGAGTAGGTACAAAAAGGTCCGGGCGAAAGCCCGAAACTTCAAGTACACGCTCCATTGAACCAGTAGCAGCGCTTCTAGACCAATCGAGGAAGGCAACGAATTGGACGCGATGTTCCATTGAACCAGAAGAGTTATGTTTCAACTGGAGAATGGAAGCACCGGGGAGTCCAACAGTTATACTGCTTTCGTTTCCATCGATGAAAGTCTGAGCACTTGCGTTAATCCGAGAGCGCTTATGATTACTATCATAAGCGAGGGTCAACGCAGCTTTGGCGGCATCCTTGACATCAGAAATCAAGGGGCGAATGCCAAAGGCTGTTTCTAGCCACGAATCGGCAATAGCTTTTTCAAACTTTTGCCTCCCAGGGAGCGATCTACGAGGTTGGTATCTGGTTGCGTTCTTGCGAACGGTATCCATATACCGAGAAACCAAGTTCCCCGCCGTCCGGAATGGACGGCGTAAAAGGGAGATCGTCTGGTGTAATTCGCCAAGAAACTGCATACCATGAAACTGAGTTTGTTGCTCAGCCAGGCGCTTGTATAGCTTGGTTAAAGCTAGAGTAGATGCATCTGCGGTATTGATATTACCAACACTAGGAAGGACGGGGAACCAAGTTCCCGCAGCCGACTCAGTGATGATCTTAGGAATACCGTATGGGAAGACAACATCTTCGGAAATTAAAGACATTCCGACGGGTGTCAAACCCGACACGTTGAGCATAGCACTACGAGTATAAGCTGAAGTAGCATTACCACCACTTTTGATGATGGAACGGTACTTGGGGACGGACTGACCCGTTGTCGATTCGGTAGATTGAATGCGACCACGGTAATTTCCACCCCCGCCAACATTGGAGGTCACAAAGACGCGCCAATTATGGCCAGTAAGCTTATCTCTCGTGTAACTCATGTGGACCTCTCTTCTACAAGGAGAGTTTTATAAACCGTTTTCCTAGGTACGGAAAAAACCTAGCGGTTCACACCTGCTGATGATAGAGCTAAATGCTCACCCTGATTAAAGGGCTACTCCTTACTAAAGGGAGTTATCAAAGCCTATCCGTAAGGATAGTGGTG